ACGGTAACTATGCCAGGTGCTTCTAATAGCACTGGCGATAGACGAGCCCTTTACCTCAAGCTCTTCTCAGGAGAGATGTTTAAAGGGTTCGAATATAACTCAATAGCCAGAGATCTTGTCATGAAGAGAACCCTGAAAAACGGGAAATCTTTACAGTTCGTCTACACAGGACACACTAAAGCTGAATTTCATGTTCCAGGAAATAGTATTCTTGGTAACTCAGATGGTGCACCTCCAGTAGCTGAAAAAACTATTACAGTAGACGATCTACTTATTAGTTCAGCTTTTGTATATGAGCTAGATGAGACTCTTGCACACTATGAGTTGAGAGGAGAAATATCTAAGAAGATTGGATATGCCCTCGCACAGAAGTATGATAGACTAGTGTTCCGTGCTATTGCACGTGGAGCTAGAGCTGCTTCTCCAATAACTAAGTCTGGATTCGTAGAACCAGGCGGAACACAAATTCGTGTTGGTACAAACAACCAAGCTTCTGATGCTTATGTACCTGCTTCTCTAATCTCTGCATTCTATGATGCTGCAGCTGCATTAGATGAGAAGGGTGTAAGTTCTGAAGGACGAGTAGGTGTTCTAAACCCAAGACAATACTATGAACTTATCCAAGCGGTAGGTACTAATGGTCTTGTTAACAGGGACGTACAAGGTAAAGCTCTACAGAGTGGAAACGGAATCATTGAGATTGCAGGCATTAAGATCTACAAGTCAATGAACATCCCATTCTTCTCAAGCTATGGTACTAAGTACGGTTCTGCATCTGCTACAAACCCTGGAGTAACTTCTCCTGGCAACATTGGCTCATTTGTCGGTGAAGCTGTTGAAGATGCTGCAGCTGATGTAACAGGAATCAACAACGAGTATGGTGAAGAGACAGAATTCGCTAACTCTTGTGGATTGATCTTCCAGAGAGAAGCTGCAGGTTGCGTTGAAGCAATCGGACCTCAAGTACAGATTACATCAGGTGATGTCTCCGTGATTTATCAGGGTGATGTTATCTTAGGTCGTCTTGCTATGGGTGCTGACTACCTAAACCCAGCTGCTGCTGTTGAACTTGTTGCAGGTGCTGCAGTAGGATCATCAGGAAACGCTGCTTTCTAAACTTAATTATATTAACCAACATATCGGGGGGCTTCGGCTCCCCTTTTTTTTTAACTATGGCAACCTCGACGACAGACACCGATACCGAACTATCCGCAGTGAACTCAATCTTGGGAGCTATCGGTCAATCACCAATTACTACTCTGAATTATGAAAACCCAGAGATAGGATTTATATATAATATTTTAACTGAAGTAAACAAGGATGTACAAAATGAAGGATGGCACTTTAATACTGAATACCATATTGCTACTGAGCCTGATGCTAATAAGCATATAACTATACCTAACAATGCATTAAGGTATGATATCAATGATGGATTTAAAGATAGATCTAAAGATGTAGTCACACGTAATGGTAGATTATATGATTTGGTAAACCATACTGATGAATTTACAGAAACCCTCTACCTTGATCTAGTGACGTTGTATACGTTCGAAGATCTCCCCAATGTCTTTCAACGTTACATAACTTACAGGGCTGCTGTAAGGGCTGCTACCCAGCTTATATCAAACCCACAGCTCACAACACTATTACAGAACGATGAGAACAGGGGAAGAGCTGCATGTTTAGAATACGAATGTGACAAAGGTGATCATTCATTCTTCGGTAATCCACATGAAAGTGTTTATAAATCATATCAACCTTATGAAGCACTAAGACGCTAATGACAAGTATTACTCAAACAGTACCTCATTACACAGGAGGTATATCTCAGCAGCCTGATGAGAAGAAACTTCCAGGTCAAGTAGTAGAAGCTATCAACGTATTACCTGATGTAACTCAAGGTCTCTTGAAACGTCCAGGTGGTAGACTCATAGCTTCTTTAAGTGATAATAGTACATCTGCTTTAAACTCAAATACCAATGGTAAATGGTTCCATTACTATAGGGATGAAGCTGAGCAATATATAGGACAAGTCAATAGGTCAGGTGATATTAATATGTGGAGATGTAGTGATGGTTATGCTATGACCGTTAACTATGATTCAAGTACATCATCTGCACTTACTTCTTATTTAACTCATACTGCTGATGAAGATATACAAGCTTTAACTCTTAACGATTATACTTATCTAACTAATCGTACTAAGACTACAGCAATGTCGTCAACAACTGAACCTGACCAACCTTTTCAAGCTTTTATAGAATTAAAACAAGTTAAATATTCCAGTCAATATGGTTTAGAAATATATAATAGCACAGCATCTAACCAGAGAAGTACTATACACACTGCTACAAGAGTAAGTATATCGTATAATCAATCAGATGGTGGTGGTAGTAGTGCCTTAAAAACTAGTGGTACTTGTGATAGTGTAGGTACTCAAATTTTTGGGGCAGGTGATACAGATTCTGGAAGTAAAAAAAATTTAGTATTCAGAATCACTACCAATGGGCAACCTACTACAGAAGGTTCTAGCACAGCTCCTGTGTATAAATGTAGGTATATGGTGAAATGTGATTTACTATATGGTGGAGAAGGATGGGAGAAGAATCATACTTGTCCTGTCACTATGACTACTCCTGTACATAATAGTGCTTATACAGTAAAGATAGAAGAATCTAGTGAATCTAAAGTATATGCTAACCTAGCTCTAGTACGACCCACACCTACTTCATTTGATGGTGATACTGTGGTAACAGCTGAATCAATTGTAGGATCTATAAGAGAAGAAATTGAATCTAACAGTGGTTTTACCTGCGAACAAATAGGAACTGGTTTATATGTAACACGTACTGATGCTGAATTTCAAGTCTCAACAGCTGCAGGTGAATTACTTAATGTATTAACTGATTCAGTACAAGATGTAGCTGATCTTCCTAAACAATGTAAGCATGGATATGTAGTTAAAGTTAGAAATGGTGCTGCAGATGAAGATGATTATTATGTAAGATTTGAAGGTAAGGATAGTAAATCTGGTCCTGGCTCTTGGGAAGAGTGCCCTGCTCCTGGTAGGACAACTACTATAAATCCTGATACTATGCCTATTAAAATGGTACGTACTAATTCTACTACCTTTACAGTTAGTCAAGTAGGTTGGGATCCTGTATTAGTAGGTACAGATGTAACAGCACCTGAACCTTCTTTTATTGGTAACAAGATAAACAGAATGTTATTCTTTAGGAATAGAATGGTATTACTCAGTGATGAGAATGTCATCCTATCTCAACCTGGAGAGTTCACAAACTTCTGGCCTAAGTCTGCTATCACATTTACTACAAATGATGTTATAGATCTATCGTGTAGCTCTGAACATCCTGCTATAGTATATGATGGTATACAAGTTAACTCTGGCTTAATTTTATTTACTAAGACACAGCAGTTCATGTTGACTACTGACTCCGATGTCTTGAGTCCTATGACTGCTAAGATCAATGCCTTATCTAATTATAACTTTAACTATAAAACTAATCCTGTAAACTTAGGTACTACTATAGCATTCTTAGATAATGCTGGTAAGTACTCTAGATTCTGGGAAGTATCTAAGATAGCTAGAGAAGGTGAGCCTGATGTTGTAGATCAAACTAAAGTTGTAAGTAAATTATTTGATAAAGACTTAGCTTTAATATCTAACTCAAGAGAGAACTCTGTTATATTCTTTAGTAAAAAAGATTCATCTACTTTATATGGTTTTAGGTACTTCACTACTAACCAAAGACGTATGCAACAAGCATGGTTTAAATGGGAATTGTCAGGTAACATACAACACCATGCAGTATTAGATGATTCCTTATATGTAATTATTAGAAATGGTAGTAAGGATGTAATGCAGAAGTTCTCATTGAAATTAGATGACGCAGGTCATTTCATCAATGATGATAAAGGTACAACATCTGATACAACTGATGATATTACATATAGAGTTCACTTAGATAATAGTACTATTGTAGCTTCTTCTTCTTTGTCAGCTTATGATGCTGCTAATGATAGAACTACATTTACATTACCTACAGGCTTTAATAATAGCTCAGGACAGTTGGCAGCTTTTGTTGTGCCTACAACTTCAGATACTACATTCCAAGGCTTTGCTATTGATGCTACACTTTCAGGATCTACAGTACAATTAAAAGGTAACTGGAAAACTTATTTAGAAGATTTGAATACACCGCCAACACCTAATGATCCTACAGATGATACTACTAAAACACCAGCTAATAATATAATACTTGGTTATCAGTATGATATGGAGGTGACATTACCTACTATATATAATACACAAGTCAGTGGTGATCAATCTAAAGCCTTTACTAGTGGAACATTAGTTATACATAGACTTAAAATGAACTTCGGTCCAACTGGTCTATATACTACAACTATCAATAGAACTGGTAAACCTGATTT